TTCAAAAGTTTGGTGGCACTAGAGCGATGCGCTTAAAAGGCGCTAGTGGAGTAGCTCCCCAAGGCCGGTGTAATGTCACGGCAAGTGATAATATAGGGATTCGATTTAGATTTTATAAAGAAACCAATGAAACGCCTTATATGAGTCATAGTGATGGAACTAATAGATTATACGTTGGATTTCCTACCAATAACTATTTTAATGTATATAATGGTGCTAGTTGGGTTAACCAGGGTATAGGAACCATAGCAGCTGCTTGGATGCTTATAGAATTTAATGGCTTTGTTTGGGCATCCGCAACTGCTGATTGTTATCGTGATTCTACGCCAAAAGATAATGTGGATATTAGTTATGCGGATGCGACCCATACTAACCAATTCTATTTTACATCTGATGGTACTGTCAATGTGGATGGATGGGTAGATAATTTCATCGTCCGCCATTTTAGGCCCGTAGAACCAGAATGGGGTAGTTGGGGTGCAGAAGAAGGGGAACCGGCAGGCGGTGGACCTAGTGAGATGTTTATGGTAGTAGTTATGTCGATTTAATCTTGGGTCTTAAACCCAGTTTGTGGAGGTGTTTAACTTTGGCAACTACAATATTTGTAAGAGGTACAGCAATTAGCGCAGTCGCAGAATCTGACGATCAGCTTAACGTAGCGGTGAATGGAACCACTATTGCAGAGCTCCGGACCACGGGAATCAGCGCATTAGCAATTAGTGCTGCTGATCTTGTTGGAACTACGGCATCGATTGGTACATTGTGCGGATCTACCGCAGCAAGCGCCATCAATTTAGGTGGAATGACCTATACCGGTGGAAGTTCAGCTTGTACCAGTGGTGGGACTGTAGCATACAGTGCAGATCATTTCATCAAGTGTACACTTGGTGGGAAAACCTATTACATTCCGGCGTATGCATCAGCAGGCGCATTATCGGCTGTGTAATTTTAATTAACTTCACCTAATTTAAGGTTTCTGAAGTTGTGAATACACACTAGAGGACCCTTTATGGATATTCTAAATTTGGATTTGGCTACCCAGCAGCGAATGAAGGCATTCGAGAAACTACTGAACTATAAGCCAAATAATGACAAAATGCTGGCTTTCCACCAAAGTATCTCTAAGACCCGTATGGTTCTTGGAGGCAAACGTAGTGGAAAAACTAGCGCTAATATTGTTGAGGTCTGGTGGGCGGCACTTGGAATACACCCATTCTTGGCCTACCCCAAACCGCCCCTCAAGATACGCATATGCTGCGTCGACTTTACAACTGCCAAGATGATTATCTTGCCTATGCTAGAAACATGGTTACCGCGTCGGATCGGAAACTTTCAGATATGGGACTATCTGGCAGAGGATCGGGTTGTTAAAGTTGCTAACGGTACCACTATAGATATCCGCAGCTATGACCAGGATTTAGAAAAGTTCGAAGGTGTTGAAAGGCATTTAGTGGCTATGGATGAAGAGCCTCCCAAGGCTATTTATCAGGCCAATTATATGCGTACTATCTCTGGTGGAATCAACGGAAAGTTGATTATTACTTGTACCCCCATTCATGGGATGAGTTGGCTATATACGGATTTATATGATAACATGGATGCCAAACCACCCTATGTAGAACACTGGCACGTGAGCACATATGAGAATCCTTATTTGGATCCTCAGGCTATCGCAGCAGTGTTCAAAGATCCGGCTATGTCGGATAATATTGAAGCCGCTCTGCATGGGCGTTTTTTCTCACATCAGGGTTTAATATACCCTATGTTTAATGTGGACAGGCATGTAATCGCTCCATTAAATAAAGGTATCCCGGATGACTGGCTCGTCTGCTTGGGCATAGACCCCCATGACAGGAACCCCCATGGTATTGTATTCATGGCGCTCACGCCCGAGAACGTGTGGGTAGTTTTTGATGAAATACTAGAGCATTGTATTATTTCAGAACTTGTAGCACGAATTAAGGCAAAATTAGGAACACGATATCCGCCAAACTTGGCCATAATCGATACATCCGCAGCAACACCACAGTCACTTACTGGGCGAAGCGTGTCGGATGAATTAATGCAAAAGTTTGGTCTATATGTGATCCCAGCCCATAAGGATGTTCAGGCTGGGAGATTAAAGATTTCTTCCTTATTGGATCCGGGAGGGAGTTTAAAGCCAAAGCTTTATATCACATCCAATTGTCATAATTTAGTTCGCCAATTTAGACATTATCTGTGGGATGACTGGGTCACCAGGAAGTCTCAAAAGTTAGATCCAAAAGAACGACCATTGAAGAGGGATGATCACTTATTGGACGCATTGCGGTACACCGTTATGAGCAATGTCGTCTATAGACATCCGGCATTAACAAAACACTATACGCCAAAAGTCCCCGAGAGTGTAAGTCGCGTGACTGGCTATTTTTAATGGAGTGAATATTTATGATGCAATTAAGCCAATTATTGGGAAATAACATGAAACCAGCAGGAGATCCCGATACCGTATTTGACATGATTAATACCAGTGTCAAATCGAATCCCAATTATTTACAAGCTTTCCAGAAGTATTTGGGCGGTATCAAGACAATACAGGATGCTATGCAAAATCCAGCTACTGGAGGGAAACCTCCGAAAGCTGCTAAAGCAGGAGCCCCAGGACAGGCACAGCCCAATCTTTCAGGTTTGCGGCAAGCACCACAGGCCCCACAAAGCCCTCAGGCACCTACAACGGCCTCCGCTCCTCCAGCCAATCAACTCGGTTTAGCAGCGCTGTTACAAAGAGGAAGAAATACGGGACAGTCCCAAATTGGGGATTTACTCAATTTACTAGCAATGGCCGGTATGATGGGAGCACCAGGAATGGCAGCTGGTGGGCCTATGAGCCAGTTGCGAAGGCCTGCGCGTGTTGGAACTACGGCTTTTCAACCAAGATTGTCACAATTACTGTCTGCGAGACCTTTATAGGAGGTTATTAAATGGCTAAAAGAAAGAAAACAAAGAAAGCCCCGGTGGAGGTTATTACTCTGGCTACATTTATGCCCATGGAACTTCCCGTACATCCAAGTGAAGATCAGGAAGATCCGATAAATGGGAAATATGAAAAGACTATAGAGATCACCCCGTGGGGTCCCGACTGGAAATAGGAGTGTTGAATATGCAGTATAAAGAACGAAAAATACGAAGAGGAAAGATGGATATTAATCCTCCTCTGAACGTTGAAAAAGTGGACGAAAAGAAATCGAATACGAAATTGATAAATCACCCCTGGGGTGCCGAAACACCCGTAGAAACACCTCCAGAGAAAGCCTTCCCAGCAACAGGGACACCGAATCCACTTTTAAACTTATTTAAGAAGTTAGTAAAATAAGAAGGGGTGGACTATGGCACATGAGTTAACCACAAACCCAGCTGACTATGTGAGCGAACTTTATCTGAATGTAAAACGGTGGAGACAGGATCAAGAGGATCGCTGGAAAAGTTACTATAAGCTGTATCGAAGTTACAGGGACGGTACTGCCCAACCATTTAAAAGTAATATCTTTGTTCCTTACATATTTTCGATTGTGGAAAGTGTTGTTCCAAAAATGCTTGGAACTATGTTCAATACCCGTCCAATTATCTCTGTACAACCTAGACAGGGAGGGAGTGGAGATCTCGCAAAGGTATTAGAACGGTTGCTTGAATACCAATTAGATGAGGAGCAGCTTGAATTCTTTGCGAAAGTATTGGAATTCTTTAAAGAGTGCGCCATTTATGGCACATCCTTTATGAAGATACTGCCAAAATTTAATGACGACGAATTAATATCCTTTAATTACGTGGACCTAGAACCTCTAGACTTGTTTAATGTTTTTCCAGATTACAGAGCCCGCTCTATTCGTAGGATGAAATATATCATCCAGTTATCGTATGTGGATTACGATGAATTGGAATTATTGGGACGACAGGGTTTTTATAAGAATATAAAAGATGTTATGAACTATACCGAATCGATGATAACTGTTGATGAATTTAAGCGCCAACGGCTTACTGAGATCGGCGTAATGGATGAATACGGCTTTGATTCTAATCGAAAGATTATCGAAGTCTTGGAATACTGGGACAGGGAGTGGATTTATACTATTGGGGCTCGAAAGAT